TACTAGTACAGAAACTCCCCCACCAACAAGTACTGAAGTTCCACCCACACCAACACCTACGGATACACCAGTACCAACACCTACGGATACACCAGTACCAACAGCAACTGAGGTTCCTCCAAGTCCCACACCAACGGCAACTGAGGTTCCACCAACACCAACAGATACGCCAGTACCGACAGCGACACCTACGGATACACCAGTCCCTACACCAACGGCCACTGATGTCCCACCAACGGCAACACCGACAGATACCCCTGTACCAACTAGTACTGAAACCCCAACTCCGACACCAACATCAACTGAAGTTGAGGGTAACACATTATTCGTTCACATACCAAATATTTAAAATATGACTTTTGAAGAATTAAAAAATATTACAGAACAATACCAACTATCAACGGGTGATGAAGTCGTTGCGGTTGGTTACGGAAATAAAACCGTTAGTGGTTCTATAACCGAAGAAAAATCAATAATCTTTACGGTTAAGGAAAAGAAAAGTCTTGATCAATTAAGACCTGAGGAACTATTACCCGAATTAATTAAAATTGACGGAATTGATATCTCAACAGATGTTATTCAAGGTATCCCTCAATTAGTGGTAGGATGTGATCCCGATTTTATATCGTGGCAAACCGATCTACCAATAAACAGAGAGACATTTAGACCATTAAGGAGTGGTGTTTCAGTCACTAACTTCACTAAATTAAGTAACTACGTAGGTACGATGGGTTTTATTGCGATCGATAATGAGAATGGGTCATTAGTCGGGGTTTCCAATAATCACGTTTTAATTAATGACGCGTTTATCGCCTCTGATAGATCAATTGATGGTGTAAAAACAAATGTTGATGGTGATTTGGTTGTACAACCTAATGAACCGGGAAATTCTCGCGAGTCAAATTCGATTGGTTTGGTTAAAAAGTACGTACCACTTAGAACGACTGGCTTTAATTATGCGGACGCGGCAATGACTACATTATCAAGTACCGACATTGATAGTGAATCATGGATTCAAGTTGGTCTATCGACTGTCGATGCGCCACCACGTTTCGCAACCACAGGAGAGATTGATATCATTTTATCAACAAATTCCGACTTATTCAGTGCGGGTCGTACTACAGGGGCAAAAGGTGAAGGTTTAACTAAACTTAAACCATTCGCGTCACCTGTGGCCATACAATTAAATTATGATAGACAAGGTGTTGAGGTACCCGTAACAATGTCTCGTTGTTTTGAATATATAGCAGAATTTGAGGGGAATCAGTGTCCTTACCCAATTGCGGGTGGTGATTCGGGATCCGCAATTCTCACATATTATAATAACGAATGGTTAATTATTGGTTTGGCGTTTGCGGGTGTATATTCGACAAACCCCGATACGGGATTACCAGCTCCGTACTTTGGAGTTGCTAATAGAATAGATGATGTGGTGTCGTCGTTAAACATCTCCGCATGGGATGGGACCTCACCCAATTTCTCGAATCTTGGACAACCAAAAAAATTAGTGATTCAGGGACACGATAGTAGAAAAGTTATTGTACATGAAGGTTTAGAATATTGGCAACTTGGATTAGTGGATTCTCTGTTAGTGACACCGAACCCAACAACAGTTCCGTCACCAACCCCAACATCAACACAAATACCCCCTGACCCTACACCGGTACCACCAACAGCAACACCAGTACCTCCGACACCAACATCAACTGTCGTACCTCCAACCGCAACACCAACATCAACACCAGTACCTCCGACACCTACACCAACAGCGACGTTGACGGTATATACTTTATCACTACAAGGACAATCAGGTCTTGATGCGTGTGGATTCGGTTACGTATCTATCGAAAAGAACGGAAGTGAAGTTGCTAGATTAAATAAAACAACGGGATCAAATAGTGCGACGTGGAATAGTGGTAACATAACGTTCACCCAATCGGACATCATGTATGTTCGTTCCGTTTCTAATGGAATGACAGGATCGGGATGTACTTCCTATGGCGACACAAGAGTACAATCGGTTGTAAACGGACAACCAAAAACAATATCACTGTTTCAGGGGGCAAATTACCAAACATTCCAATTAACCAACTCCAATCAAACAATAACGGGATATTTTATTCCAGAACCATTCTAACCCAATATTTATCAATATGGAATTTTTTATACGAAAAGGGGCGACAGACCCAATATTAAAAATGAGGTTAATTGATGACGGGCGAAATGATAAGTCATCCTTAAATGACTTGCTCGAAAATTCAAATATCACATTTGAAATGTTTGACATAAAAACAGAAGAAGCTGAAGTTTTAGATGGAAAATGTTTCTTAACTACAAGGACTAAAAAATACGACCAAACAACGGAGGAGTATTATATCACATATAGATTTACTGAAGAACAAACTCAGAATGTCGGTAAGTATGAAGGTTTTATAACCGTTCAATTTTTAGATACCGATTTACAACCAACAGAAAAATTGATTGTACCCATTAGAGAAAAGTTGTTTATTAATATCATCTAATTTGATTTTTTGATTTAATTTACGTATATTTGTAAGTAAGACAAACTACACAATTAAGTGTAAGCAAATGTGTCATCTGAAAAAAATATACCATAATGAAAGAAATCATTTCTCAGGAAGTTATTGAGACTTTCCTAAACGGGGCCGACCCCGAAGAATTTATCGTTGGGTTAGAATACGAGTACAACTCCAACACAATCTACAAAATCATTCAAGACCCCGTATTAGGGAAAATCATTAAACGAGACACGTTGATGCCGTTTCTATGGTGTTCCGATTTAACGGGTCTAAACTTCTACGGAGACAGTAAGGCACTTCAAAGAAAGAAGATGGCCGAATTCGGTATTATTATCGAAACGTTGGATACTCACGAAAATGAACGATTAGCCGCTGGTTACAATTATTTAGTTAAGAGTACAAAGGGTTATAAAGAACTCTTAGGGTTTTTTAGACAAGGTGGTATTAATCCATGGGATGATAGTGTGAGAGATCGGTTTATATTATTAAACCCAAAAGAACAATTTCTAATACAGAAAGAAAAAAGACTATTCAAAGGAATCGAGGAATATTCTGAAGTACATAGATTAGTATTCGATATCGAGACCACAGGATTAGATCCTGAGGAAAGTAAGATCATTCTTATCGGAATGAAAGATAATCGAGACTTTGTTAAGATTATTGACGCATTTGGTGAAGACGGTGAAGAACGTTGTATTAGGGAGTTTTTTGAATATGTGAAAGAGTTAAAGCCCACGATTTTTGCGGGGTACAATTCAGCATCTTTTGACTTTCCATTTATTATTAGAAGAGCCGAGATATTGGGTATGGATGTCCAATCAATGACACAAGTTTTCACAACAGATGGTTTGAAGACAAAGGAAGGTATGTTGAAATTGGCGAATGAAGTTGAGACATTCCAACAACATATTATATGGGGATTCAATATTCTCGATATCGCACATTCGGTTCGTAGAGCACAGGCAATTAATTCCGAGATTAAGTCATGGGGTCTAAAATACATCACAAAATATCTCGAAGCTGAGAAGGCAAATCGAGTTTATGTTGATGGTGCGTGGATATCTAAAATCTATTTGGATAATGAAAGTTATTACATGAACCCTGTTTCGGGTGGGTATAAAAAGATAGGTTCACCTGGTACTGATAATCTTTTAGAGAAGTTCCCCAATAAATTTGAAATATGGACAGGTCGTAAGATCGTCGAGCAGTATTTGGAGGACGATTTATATGAAACGATGGTTGTGGATGATTCATTCAGTCAATCAACATTCTTACTTTCTAAGGTGGTACCCGCAACTTATGAAAGGGTATCTACAATGGGTACTGCGACATTATGGAAACTAATAATGTTGGCGTGGTCATATAAACATAATTTGGCTGTCCCCGCAAAAGACGAAAAACGACCAATCACCGGTGGATTATCACGTTTATTAACTGTTGGTTACTCAACTAACGTTGTGAAGTTTGACTACTCTTCACTATACCCATCAATTCAATTGGTTTACGATGTATTCCCCGAATGTGATGTGATGGGGGTTCAGAAATCGATGTTGAAGTATTTCCGAAATGTCCGTATCAAATATAAAAAATTAGCCGGTCAATATAAGAAATCAGATCCTGAGTTATCCGAGAAGTACGATCGTAAACAATTACCGATTAAAATCTTTATTAACGCCTACTTCGGTTCATTATCCGCACCTCACGTGTTCCCATGGGGTGATATGAATATGGGTGAGATGATTACCTGTACAGGTAGACAGACACTGAGGATGATGATCATGTTCTTTAAATCTCGAGGATATAAGGCACTAGTTATGGATACGGATGGTGTGAACTTTTCATCCCCTGAAGATATTGACGACCGAACTTATGTCGGTAAAGGATTAAATGAGTTGGTAGAGGCCGGTAAATTATACCAAGGGATTGAGGCGGATACCGCAGAATTTAACGACATCTTCATGAGAGGTGAGATGGGATTGGATATTGATTATGTCGCACCCGCAACAATAAATGTATCTCGTAAGAACTACGTACTTAAAAAACCCAACGGTGGTATTAAATTAACAGGTAATACTATCAAATCTAAAAACCTTTCGGGTTACATTGTTGATTTCTTAGATGAGGGGTTGAAGATGTTGTTGGATGGTGATGGGGTTAGTTTTGTGGAACTTTATTATTCGTACATTCAAAAGATTTATGATAAACAAATTCCATTGGCGAAGATCGCAAACAAATCGAGGGTTAAACAACCTATTGCGGATTACCGCAAACACATTCAGAAAAGAACTAAAAGTGGTTCTTTAATGTCTCGACAAGCACACATGGAATTAATATTAAAGAACAATTATCTACCTAGTTTAGGGGAAACGATCTTCTACGTTAATAACGGAAAATCAAAAGGTGACGGTGATGTTCAAAAGTTGACGAAACCAACTAAAAAACAAATGACGGAGTATTTTGAGGAATTTGGAACTGAGATGCCACCAAATTATGTGAAGATTAATTGTTACATGATTACCGAGAAAGAAATGTCAGACAATCCGAATATGTTAGGTGATTATAACGTACCTCGACACATTACGGCATTTAACAAACGAATCGAACCACTATTGGTTGTATTCAACACCGAAATCCGTGATGATATTTTGGTAGACAAACCTGAGGATCGACAGTATTTCACACCCGAACAATGTAAGTTGGTTATGGGGTATCCATTAAAAGAAGATGGTCAAGATAACTTTGAAGAAGTAATGACCCTTTCAGATGGTGAGGTAATATTTTGGAACCGAATGAAGTTAGATCCTTTCTTTATGTACTTAGACGATAGTATAGAACACGTGGACCCGTATTGGGTCGAACTTAACAGAAAGGTTGTAAACTACGAATTAGATTCGGTAAAAAGTAATGATGAGGAGATAATCGAACGTAACGGTCACGATTATGCCAATCACTAATATGTGTTTATATCACATTAAATGGTGATTGCATAGGACGGTACTTCATGGCCTTATTTAAATTTTCGGCCTCATTACCTTTCCTCTCTAACATTTTATCAGGACGTAACCTTTCAAGTCTCTGCATCAGTTCTTCAGTTAACTTTAGTTTTTCATCTTTACCTTCAGTGAGTAATGATGTGTAATCTAACTTAACTTGACTGTCAGGGACTTGTAGGTCTCCTGAGAATTTGGAATAGATCCTTCCTAACCCTTCTTTCGAATATGCAATTAAGTACTTACGTACCCAATTCTGTGCGGGTTTGTTCATGGTTTCCCATGTGAGTTGGTCTGTCTCGATATCGGAAGGTAACTTCACAATATCTTTATTCTTTGCTAAACAGTCATCCCTATCGTGGGTGTCGTAATACCAATACCACACTTTATGATTGTGTTGTTGAATTGATCCGAAATCAAATCTACCACCAGGTACATTGTAAAGATGTATTAATTTTTTACCTTCAGGTAGTGCGGTAACTCTATATGTTAATTCTCCCCCGATAAGTCGATTCTTCATACTACGGTCTTGCATTCTCGCCAATAGGTCATAGGCCGGCATCATGAAATAAGATCCTGACGTACCCATTTGGGCAAAACCACCAACACCACCAAAACCAACACCACCAAGACCACCGAATCCACCTAAGAAAGGATCAACAATGGAGTCAGTTAATTCCGCCCTTGTATACCACAGTAATTCATTCAATTCCCTACCTGCGGGTATCTCATACGTTTGTTGATTGGCAACCAATGTGATGTAATCTTTTTTCAAAACAGAGTCACCACCCGTTTGTAAACCAACAATTTTAGAATAAGAATGTGAATATTGTGTTTCGTAATCCAATGATCTAGAAGTGAACGCTCTCGTTAAGGATTGAGTATCGATGTCTAATCCCGCTAATGAGGACCACTGTGACTCGATTAACCAATCACTTACATACTGTTCATATTCTGAAATAGACAATTCCAAGAAAGTATCAAGTTGTTCCTCCGTCAATTCTATTGATCGAACTGGCATACCTAAAAGGTGGAAAATTTGCGTATATAACTTCTCTTTGTTATCTGGTGTTATGATAGTACTAGCCATAATTTGTTTTATTAATATAAATAGTTTATATTTGGTATTATTCGCGATATACATGGCTATAGATTTAGAAAAATTACGTAAAGACCCCCATATCATCACATCAGATACTGCAGGGGCCGCATTAAATAGACATAACAATAATGGTGAGTTTGCCCGTTTCATTAAGAAAAACATAATGGAATGTGACTTTGATGGGGACACATATATGATCGGACCAAACCCTAACACATACGGTAACGGTGAGGTTGGGGTTTTACAAAAGGTGGGGAATAAGTGGGTTTGGTCATGGCACAATACTATAACAACTAATTGGAGTTCTCATTTAGTCATTTACGAGACGTATAATTTAGTATGTAAAAATTATTTGGGTTTAGAACCGTTAAGTAATGAAGAGATTCTATCGTCAGTGGACACAGTTTACGAAAAACTCACATCCCTGTTTGAGACTTTTCGCAACGAAATTTTTACCCCTATATCAACCAAAAAAACATCCCCATTTTGGCAGATGTATTTCATATGTCAAAACACGTGGAATAAAAGTCTTATAGATGAAATAAAGTTTATTCGATCGGTATTCGATAATGATGTTACGGTAGTTAAAAGTTACGAAAGAGGTTCGGCTTCCGATATTAGGGGTGGGGTTGATTTTACTGTAAATGATTTAACCTACCAACATAAATCTATTTCCTTCTTAAGGGATGGTGAGTATTATATTTTATTATGTTATATTAATAAATCGAAACACTCAGGAGTTAACCGATTAGTGTTTGAGAATTCTGAAAATTATTACCTATTTAATTTTAACGATATTGTTGACGATAACGATGCGTGGTACGACACCACGATGAATGGGTTCTATATAAACAAAGAAAGATTAATGGAAAAAGAAAATTTGAAAACAGACGAACTATCCTCAATACTATATGATATACACAAGATATGTTTAGAAAATAGAATACCGTTTCATTTAGTAAACGAGGATTCTTCAGATATTGAAAATGAAGTGACCTTCACAAATGGTGAAGTTATCTTAAAAATTAAAAATATTATGGATATTGAATTTGCGAATAGGTTAATAGACGTAAAGAAGGAGTTACTTAATACTTTTAACTAATTCACTCGCAAAACTTTCAGAATATTCACCATCACCCATTACTTGATCGATAATCCCTTTCTTTTTCTGTAGGATATTATAGATAGTCATTTCGATGGTATTTTCAAAAATCGGGTAATAAACTAAAACACTATTTTGTTGTCCATATCTATACGCCCTATCCTCCGCTTGTGAGTGATCCGCAGGTACAAAAGACAAATCATTCATAATAACAACCTCTGCGGCCGTTAATGTTATCCCAACACCACCAGCTTTAATATTCGAAATAAAGATTTTAATCTTATCGTCGTTTTGGAAACGATCAACACTATCCTGTCTTCTTTCTTTAGACATTCTACCATCTAAAATTACAGACTTCTTTTTGTATTTTTCGTGTAACATATCCAATGACATTGTGAAGTTAGTAAATACGATTACTTTACGTTCTTGCTCTAAAACACGGTCTATTAGTTCACAGGTATATTCTACTTTTTCGATGGCGATTAATTGCCTCAATTTCATTAGACGATTTAGTGTCACCGTTATGGATTCCTTTTCCTTATTATCCTCAGTTATTCTTAAGAACTCACTTAACTCATCATCATAAAATGAGTTTTTTAATTCCAAAAATACGGGAGATATGATTTTTTCGGGTAAATCAAGAATTTCGGTTTTCATTCTTCTTAAAACGAACGCCTTACTCTGTTCTCTTAATTCATCTAAATTAGAAGATCCGCTAGTGTTCCATATCCTTCTACCACCCACAGTGAACTGATAACCCGCACAATATCTTCTAACATATGTTTTCCAATTAATAGTTAAAGGAGAATTTACGATCTTTAATAGATTATAATAATTGATTGGTCTAGATGTCATAGGGGTCCCCGTCAACAACCACACTTTTGGTATTTTTTGAAGTACCTCATTTAAAATCTTAGTTCTTTGTGCGGTCGAATTAGAAATGTAATGTGCTTCATCCACAATCGCTAATTCAAAATTCTCTTTAACAATTGTTTGATATGCCTCATCATCCTCCACATTTTCAGTACTATGGAAATTTTTAAGGATGTCATAATTGATAATATAGTATTTAAAAGTTGATCCCCATTTTTTACCTTCAACCACCAAGATTTTACTATCGGAATAGTTCTCAATCTCTCTTTTCCAATTGATTTTTAAGGATGCAGGACAGACGATTAATACCTTTTTAGCATCACACTCCACCGAAGCAATAACTGCGGATGTGGTCTTACCCACACCCATATCATCCGCAAGGATGAAACGATCATTCGCTAGTAATTTTTCAATTGCAATTTTTTGGTGCTGCATTGGGGGTCTTTCACTATAAGGGGAATAGTCTATAACCCGATTCAATTTCCTTTCTTCAGGGATAATGGATGCCTTAGGGATCCACATCGCCATCGGTTTCATATCGTTAGTTAGGTTACCCCATATATGGAATGCCTTATCGGAGTCACAAAGTAACTTCTCGACCCAAATTTGTTTAGGTGGTTTGGTTAATAACCTATCCTCCATTAATTTATCACCGAATTGTTCCGCAATTTGAAGATATTTTTTAGCAACTTTAGGTACCCTCTCGTGAAATTTTAAAATATAATCACACTGAGTTCTACTTAATTGGTAGTGTTTATTGGTAGAATGTTTATGTTTCCACTCCAATATTTGATTATTATACCCCTCATAGGATATTAATATTTCTCTTGCCTGTATTTCGGGTATTTGTTTTTCCATACACAAACTAAATATAAGAAATCCAAACCACATTTTAAACTATTTATGGTAATGAATAGACGGTTACCGATAACGAGGTTAGGGAAATTCTTCTCAGAAGAAGACTTTGATTTAAATATCCAAATAGGTCAAGAGTACCTTCATGGGGATATTAATATGAAATTGGTCCTTTATCGAGTAGATAGGGACGGTACTGATACTGATGCGGTTTATGCTGAAGTAGGGAAAGATCAAATCAAATTCTTCCCCCCGATTGAGTTTAACGCATTAGTTAAAATTGAAGCACCTAAAAATAGTTCGTATAAAAGTGGGGTGGTTCGTTACAATGAGCCGGGTAATATGACATTATCCGTTTATATACATCACCTTAAAGAGTTGGGTGTCGAACTTAGGTATGGTGATTTTATTGGTTATCCCGAAACCGAAGAGAAAGTTAGATATTATACGGTATCTAACGATGGTCTCGTTACATCTGATAACGCCCACAATATGTTTGGATATAAACCATATTATAGAACAATTACATGTGTACCCGCACAAGAAGTAGAATTTAGAGGAATTTAACATGGCAGTACCTAAAAGAAAAAACGATATTTCAGTCTACACTGGAAATCAATTAGTGGATAGACGACAGGAGTTATTAGATCGAATTACTAAATCCGATACTAATCTTCCCGAATCAATTATGCACGATGATTTGGATTTGGGGATGTTGGATTTTGTTAAAAATAATTTTAAAGTGATCTCCAACGGGGAACAAGTTTCGGTCATTCCTAAAATATTAACCATACAAAGATGGGGGGAATTTACGAATACGTGGGATTTCGCAGATTTAGATGGTAACGCTAAATTACCATTTATTGGTGTTATTAGACGACCTGACGTACAACCGGGTACTAACCCAATTACTCAAAGAACTATTCCCGATAGAAGAACTTTTTATTACGCATCAGTACCAACGTGGGATGGTACCCAAATGGGCGCTGACGTTTATAAAATACCTCAACCAACCGCAATCGATATAAGTTATGATGTAACTATTGTTTGTACTCAATTCAGGGATTTAAATAAATTTAACAAAACGGTACTACAGAAATTTTCATCTCGACAAGCGTACACAACAGTAAAGGGACATTATATCCCAATTATTTTAGATTCTATTGAAGATAACTCACCTGTTGAATTGGATACTCGTAGATTCTACATCCAAAACTATAAGTTCACACTTTTAGGGTTTATAATCGATGATGAGGAATTTGAAGTAAAACCGGCCGTTAGTAGACTTTTCTTAATGAACGAGTTTATGACCGATAAGGGTGTTGAGAAAAAATACATCAATAAAGACATCGATTTAACGGTTGCAAAATTTTCATCAGACGGTAATCAAACACAATTCAGTGTGGGTGAGAGTATTGGGATATTATTCAATGTGATGATAAATGGTGTTATCCAAGAAAGGGATTTAGATTTCTATCACGTATCGGGAACATCGAAAATTTCATTCCCTCAACCTCCCGCAGAAAATGATCAAATAGTTGTGACATATTACAAAGGACGTAATAGTGTGTTTATAGATAATTTTGGTAAACCGATTCAAGTCGTTAAAGAGTATTTCACCTACGATGGTAGTACTTTAGATTTTACCGTCCAAAACGTTATTAATAGTGTCGTGACATTTGATGTGAACGGTTTGACTTATGACGAGAACTCAGGTGTTTGGCAAAAAATTTCAGACACCACTCTAAGAATTACAGATGAGATGTTCATTGGCGCCAAAATTGGTATTAACTACCTGTATTAAACCATCAATTATTCACCATAAAGATTTTTCTTTCTTTGTGTGTTTGTTTCAGTGCAATACTTATCAATCCATTTTTCTACAACTTTATAAAGTTTGTATCCATTCTCATCGCAGTAGTTTTTCAACTTCTCGTGGTGTTTATCACTGATTTTGAGGTTTTTTGTTGTTTTGTCCATATAAAAGATAAATAACGATAAAAAAAGATAAATTCCTATTCCTAAATAGAAAACTACGTAAATCTTTACTAAAAACAAAGATATTTATATAAAACAATAAAAAAAATTAACTAAAGTAATCGATGGCAAATTCAAACAGAGTATTCGTATCTCCGGGTGTATATACATCAGAGAAGGACTTAACGTTCGTAGCACAAAGTGTTGGGGTAACCACACTAGGTTTAGCGGGCGAAACATTACAAGGTCCTGCATTCGAACCAATCCTAATAAAAAGTTTTGATGAATTCAAAACCTATTTCGGACCAACGTCTCCCGCAAAATTTGGGGACGGTAATCCAAAATACGAACTTGGTTATGTAGCCAAGTCTTATTTACAAGAATCAAATCAACTTTTTGTGACGAGAGTATTAGGTTTAACAGGATACAAACCCGGCAAAACATTCGGAATCAAAGCATATGGTGGTATCACTGTAGATTTAACTACCTTAACAAACACGGTAAGTGAGACCTTATCGGGTGAAACTAACTCAATCGCAACCACATCATATCTTAATGATCTTGTGGGTAAGATCGCAACTGATGGTCAATCAGTTAAAGACTTCGTTGAGGGTATTAGTGTATCTGACGGTAAGTGGTTCACATTGGGATATGTTGATCCTAATGAATATTCGGCATTAACCCCAACATCACAAGTTTCGGGACCTATCGGTTCTTACACTAATAAGAATTGGTATAACGTATACTTCAAAGAGAATGGTTTAAACGTCATTGATGGTGTTTATTCTTATTTATTCGTATATGATGGTACCGCAGGTGGGTGGACAATTACACAGTATGAATATGCTGCAAGTGTAAATGAGTATGCAGGTACAATATTAGCAACCTTTAGATCAAGAGGTTCTTATAATGGTCAAACTTTAGAGTTGGAAGTGGAGGATAATGCTGATGTTACCTTAACAGGTGGATCTGCGTCAGACCCATTATCCGAATTTACATTAACAGTAAATGGTTCGACCTCAGGTTTAAAAACATTCGCAT